CATGGGTCATTGCGTAATCTCTGCGCTTGTTCAGGTACGGAAGGAACTCGGTGCTTTTCGCCACACGATCCTCGCTGACGGAGACAATTGTTTACTCTTCGTTGAGAGCCGGGTTGCGCAGCAGGTAAACTCCTTGTTTGAGGCCGCTGTTTCTCAAGTGTCGGGACAGGAGATTGCTGTAGAGAAGCCCGTTACCTCCTACGAACAGGTTACATTCGGACAGTGTAAACCTTGCTTTAACGGCGAGGGTTATGTCATGGTTCGCGATCCTCTCAAGGTCGTCAGTCAGGCGTTTAGTGGTTATCGGCATTACAACCATTATACGTTCGGATTGTCATTGGCCAAGAGTATAAGCATCGCTGAACTACACTTGTCCCGGGGCGTTCCTATACTGGAGGCTTACTTTGCCAAGGCTCTAGTGCAATTAAGGAACGTTCGTGCCCTTAGTAATCCTGAGGATTTTCTGGACGGACACCTCATTGGTGTTTCTGCGAGGGAACACGAGGTGGAAGCGCGAGGTGTTACAGCTGAGGCTCGACAATCGTTCGCTGTTGCGTGGGGGATTGGGGTGGAAGAACAGTTGGCTATAGAGGCCGAGTTGGTTCGAGGTTTGGACAGCTTTCCCAACAGCAGCTACTTGGACGATGTAGTTGAGGTTGCGGATTGCTCCGTAGAGCCCTTCGACCATCCGCTAGTCAGAGCCGATGTTTACCTTAGTTCGTTGTGACACCCCAACAACGTCGGGTTTTGCTGGTGAAAGGGAAGAGTGCCAACTACATGGTTGTATTAGACTCAATTCCCACAGCAAAAGTCGGGTCATAGCGGAGGTATGGCCGGGAGAAGCACATGGTCGCCGAGGGTAATGTTTGCTACGCATAGAAAGCCTAGGTCCTTTAGGCTAGGTGATGGTGGAAACCGGTAGTTACATGCCATGGAGTGGGCACTGATCCCCCACACTTGGAACAACATGGGCTGGCGGCCACTCGTAGCGGATTACGCCTCACGTCTGTCGGAGATGATGTGGTGAAGTTTGTTTCTGTTGGGTGACTAGAGCAAACACTTGTACACTCGGGCAGGTCGAGTTGTTAGGGAAGGCTGGGCTAAATCCGAGCGGAAGGACTCTGTACGTTCAGAGCGCAACACGGCCTTGAGTCGTGCTCTGCCATCTGTTCTATCTGGGTACCAACCGCCCACGGGGCATGTGCCAGTCGTCACGGAAACCAGCACATGATGTGGTGAACTTGGGCTCACACCCAGGTTGGCAATGGCGAAGCGTAGATAGGGAGGCCGGAACGTGAAGGGGTTTGTGTCGCGAGGTAGCAACGGCACTTTCGACCCCCTGAGTTGCGGACCTGACAAGCAGTTGGTCACTCACCAGGACGGGATTCCGAGCCCTAGGTGCGGCCTGGATTGTAAACCAACCTTTTGCTTCTGCGTCTAGTGATGTTGCCTTAGTCGATTCATGTTAGCTGGGAGATCCGCCGATCCTGTGGGTTGCCTTAAGGGACCGACGTTAGGATCCACCTTCCCGAAACTTCACGGTGTCAGGCCCAGTGGAAAGGCGCATCATTTTACGTGGGAAGACGTGTAGGTCCCAAGGACTGCCTAAACCTACCCCCATTGGTAAGGGGATGTCCGGCTAACCACCAATGGACATGGCCAATCTAAGGCATAGGTTTTGGTTTATAACTGGGCCATGTTGTGGATCTCGGGCTGACTCTCAGCCGACCACATGCGGAACTGGCGGGTGTACACTGCATCCCGGTAGTTGTTGATGGCAGCATTAATAAGACGCGGAGCCGCGAAACCCAGTGCTTTGGACTGGAATGGCTGTAGCGGTGGGCATGGACAGGGCAAAACCCTCTGACTTGCCGACTTCTCCGCCTGCTCTGTGCTGTTCACAGTGGTGGTC